ATCAGCACGTCGCGGACCGATGACGCCTCGATGATCTGGAGCCGTTCATTGAACTGCGCTTCAAGCCGTTGCAACGCGGGCAGAAATGCCGCCATGACCTCGTCGCCGATCGAGGCCGCGAGCGCTTCGACATCAGGCATGGGAAGCCTCCCGAATATGGCGACCGATCAGCCCCGGAAGCCGCTTCGCGTCCTCGTCGGACAGTTGCTCCGGCGGGTCTTCGTCGTCGTCTTCCTCGTCGTCGGCCGGGGGTGCCTGGTCCTGGGTCGCCACCGCGCCGGGGGCCGCAGGCGGATCGCGCTTCGAGAGCGCTTCGAGCGAATAGTATTGCTGCTGGGACAGGGGGCTTTCGCCGCCAGGAACCGGGGGAAGGTCGAGTTTCTTCCGGGCTTCGTTCGGGGCCAGGACCGACGCGCCGATCCCCTCTTTCAGGACCGACATCTGCGTGACGCTGTCCATCCGCAGCAGGTTATCGACATCGAACTCGGTCCCGACGCCCAGCGGATATTCGAGGCCCTCGTCCAGGCAAAGCTCGGCGGCTTCGATCAAGCTCTGTAGGCACTGACTGTAGTATTCGACGTTCAGCGCCTGGACGTTGTTATAGGTCGGCATGGTGCCGAGGCCGATCTTGTACGGCGGGACGTGGAAGACCGAGCAGGCGACATCGGCCGTCCATTTCAGTTGCTCGATCAGCTGGGCCTCGACCGAGGTCAGGGCGAGGCGCTCGTACTTCAGGCCGTCGCCCAGGACGGCGACCCGCCCGGCGTTCTCGCCTGAGAAGTTTTCCTCCCAGGAGGCCTTCAGCCTTGCCGCCGTCGTGTCGGCGATGGCCCCCGGCGCGGTCAGCACGCCGCCGGGCTGCGAGGCGTTCTGAAAGAACTTGGCGCTGCCTTTCTGGATCGCGAGGCCCTGCGTCGCGGCCGACGCCGCCGCCCAGATCGGCGAGGTGCCGACCAAGGGATGATAGAGGCAGTTCATCCGGTCGTGGATGATCTCGCGGCTGGGGATCAGGACGCTTTCGCCCTCGGCCCCCAGCAGGCGCGTGCCGTCCACCTGATAGAAGATCGAGCCGTCCGCCGCGATCATCGGCTGGGTGCGGTCGGGATCGAGAATGTAGAGCGCGACCACCACCCCGCGCGCGTCGCGCTCCTTCAGCACATAGGTGTTGCCCCGCGTGAGCTTGGACGTGATCCAGTTTTCCCAGAACTGAATGCGGTTCTGGTAGCGGTTCGGCTTTCGAAGGACCGGCGAGAAGGCGGCGCTTTGCCGCTCGGTCCAGATATCGTCCTTGTCCTGTTCAACCAGCTTGACCCGCAGCTTGGAGATATCGGCCGCGATCAGGGTCAGGCAGGCATAGACCGCGAAATAGGTCAGCAGGCCCTCGCGATCGAGGACAACGTTCTGCTGCCACGCCCCTGTGCGGCTCTCGAAGACGCGCAGCCAGCCGCCGCCCGTCCCAGGAGCCGCAACGGCCGAAGCGCTCGCGGACGAGCGGGCCGGGGGGCGAGCGCGCTGAAGCCACGCCGGGAGGTTCATCTCAGCGGGCCGTCTTCGGCTTCGGCTTGGCGACCCGTTCGATCTCGACCTGTTCAACGTCGGTCGGCTCGGGTTTCGCCTTGGCCTTGGGAACAGGCTTCGACGGCCGAAGACGTTCGACCACCTTGGCGTATCGCGGCAGGAGCGCGAGGCGATCGACAAGCTGGTTTTCCCGCGCGGTCAGATGGCGGGTTTGATAGGTGCCCATGGCGGCAAGCTCCGAAAAGGGAAGGGTGCGCCCGGCGCAGGGAACGCCGGGCGCTTCGAGGCTTACGGCGTGGTGGCGTCGCCCCAGTTGACGCCGCCGATGACCACGACCGCTTCGGGCCGACGCTTGAGCCAGTTGATCGTCCGCTCGGCGCGCAGGCCGACCGAGTTGGTCTGCCAGAGCGAAACCACCGGGCCGGTCGCAGCGGAGCCAGGAGACGAAGCCATGGTCGGCGCGTCGCTCATTTCGAGCGAGGCCTCGCGGCTCATGTCCACGTTGAAGCCGCCTTCGTCGCCGAGATAAATCTCGGGGGCGTTGGCGAGGATCACCGTGTCGGCCGGGACGTAATCCGAGGGGATCACCGAGAACCCGGCGAAGGTGCCGCCGTTGCGATCGACCGTCCCGAACTCGGGCTGGCCGAGCAGGTTGGTCATCATGCCCAGCGACATCGCCAAGTTGGTCGGCATGATCCACACGCCGCCGCTGGCGGTGTTGTTGCCGGACGTGTAGGCGGTCAGCGCCGCCTTGACATCGGCCCGGACGCTTTCGGCGTCGGAGCCGCCCGAAGCGATCGGCGCGACCCCGTTGGTGATCGAGGCGGGCGAGATATTAACGACCGCCGCCTTGGCCGGATCAACGAAGTCCAGGTCCAGGCGTTCGCGCAGGGCCGCGACCAGGGCGTCGCGGATCAGCGGCTCGACGGCCGGGTTCGAGGAACGCACGATCTCGTCCGAGAGGACCGCGATGTTCGCGACCTTCAGCGGGGTCAGCATCTTGCGCTCGAAGTCGAACTGGGTCAGCGGCTTGGCCTTGCCTTCCCCGACCCAGTAGCCCGCGCCGCCCGAGGTTTGCCCGATCAGAGCGGCGTAGAACGGAACCCGCGTAAGGTCGGGAATGCCGTTCTGTCCGAACTTGCCGAGGATGGTCTGGGGCCGGAGGTATTCGAGGAAGTCAGCCACGACCGCGCCCGCTTCGCCGATCAGCGCACCGGCCCAGGTCGGGTTGGTGGTGATCGCCGCCGGGATCGTGGCGCGAACCACTTCCACGATGGCCGGGTCGTTCGGGTAGAGCGACCGGGCGAGGTCAACGGCGCTGCCGCCGCCGCCCATGCCGGACAGGAAGATCGCCCGAGCGGCCCGCGCCATCCGAATTCCAGGGGCGGTGCGTTCGACCGATCGGACCACCGGCTCGATGCGGCCGGTTTCGACCGTGTTGGCGACGGTGGCCCCGCCGTTCACGACGGCGGCGCGCTGAACCGGCGAAGCGGTTCGGGCCTGGGCGGTTTCCAGCGCCTTCAGCCGGACGATGTGGGCGTCGATGGCTTTCACCTCGGCGTCCAGTTCGTCGTACTGTTCGACCTCGGAAGCATCGAGCGTTTCACCGCGCGTGGCCGAGGCGTCCATGATCTCTGCCATCTTCGCGGCCTTGGTCGCGCGGGTGGCGGTGAAATCCTCAATCTGTTCTGAAACGGTGCGCATAGCCGCGCCCTTCCGTGCTTGGGTTTGTGGGATTTCCCGAGACGCCGGGCGGTTCAGCCGGACCACGGGCGACGCTTGGCCGGACGCGGCCGGAAGCCCCTGGTCGAAAGAGCGAATGTTGGTGATCGTGGCCTGGGCGTTCGCCGGAACGCTGACCGCCGATAGCTCCACGATCTCGATTTTCGTGAAGCGAAGCCCGCCGCTGGCGAGCGCCTCAATGCCGTTTTCAAGAACCGAGAAGCCGATCGAGACGGCGCGAACCAGCCCGGCCTTGATCTCGCCCCAGGCGGTATCGACGCGGTCCTTCAGCGGGCCGGGCTCGGTGATCTTCGGAATAGTGGCCTTGAAGCGAATGCCCTCGGCCGTGGCCTTCTCGAACCGGACGGTGCCGATCGGGCGCTGGGCGTCATGCTGATGGAGCAGAACCAGCGGGTTCTTGAACTTCGCCCCGAGCGGGTCGATGACATCGCCCATCCGGTCGGTGGTCGGGGTGGTCGCCCAGCCCTCGAACGTGCGCTCATCGTCGCCGCTGGTGACGGCGCGGACCTCAAGCAAAGCATAGGCGCGGTTCATCGCGGCCTCCTGCGGTCAGATTAGTGGGGACCGGCAGGAAGCAGCGACGCCCGCCTAGCAAAGCTGGGCGGGGTGGGAGCTTAGATCAGCCGGTGTTGCAGAGGTTCGGTGACGCGGCCGGAACGAGCCGCCTCATGGACAATCATGATGGGATCGCGGACGCCGTAGTTCAGCGCCGCCTCGATCCCCTTCCAGATGAGCGCCGAGATGCGCGGCGGGCGGTACGCCATCCGATGACCGACGCCGAGCCCATTCGGCTTGACGAAGACCACCTGCTGACCATCGGCCAGGATCATGCCGTCGCCGTCCGGTCGCCAATCGATCCACCGCAACGGGCCGCGCCAGAACCCGCCGGGCTTGAACACCCAGACCTGACGCTTGCCGTTGAGGCGTTCGGCCACGAGCAAGGTCGTCTTGCCGGTGACGGTCGCCGTCTCGGCGATCTTGCGGAACTCCTCGGCGGTCGGCGGTCCGCCCTTGATCTCTAGCCACGCGTCAAGCTGCGGCAGGTAGAAGTCGGGCAGGTAGCAAGTCCAGCGGAGCCGGAGACCTTCGGGCTCGTATTCGAGAACTAGGCCGATCCGGTCGAACCCGCAGGCGTTCGCGGCCTCAACCTTCGAGGCGAACCAGATACCTTTGTAAGGGGTGCGGAGCGGGCTCACCGAGCCCAGGCCGGGGTGATTATAGCTCATGGCGACAATCCTTCGGTTCAAGCAAGGCCAAAAACCTGTGCCTATCCCCGAGGGCTGTCAACAGTCTGACTAAGTATCAACCCCGCTCATGCCCGAACACCATTAGACTTTTTTGGACGGTTTTGGACGCTATTGAACAGTATGGACGCTATGGGACGTTATGGACGGAACGTGTACTAAGCGAAACTAAGTGCGACTAATTGGTAGTAAGTGCGACTGCCTGCGACATCCTCGACACGCTCGACACTTATTTTCAGAGGAACATCAGCCGATATTCAGGCTCGGCCTCGGGCTTGCGTTCGCGGTCCTTCAGGCCCAGCGCCATGGCCAGGGCGACCGCGCCGTCGATCCGAAACCGAGCCTTGGACTTGTCCAGTTTCCGGCCCCCGGCCGGGTCCATGACCGCAATCGCGTTGGCGACGTTCCACGTCAGGATCGGGTTCCCGTCGTGGATCAGGTCGCCGTGCAGCACGGCCGTTTCGAGCGCGTCGATGGCCGGGCTCATGTCCTTGAAGCCCTGGCCCCAAGGCACCAGGCGAAGGCCGTCGCCGTCTTCGCCGTCCGGGTGGGCTTCCAGGCCGACCGCGTCGAATTCCCGCAGCAGGTTCGGCATTCCCCAGCGGTCATAGGCAAGGCCCACGACCTCGTAGCGGCTGGATAGCTCGGCGATCTTCAGCGCCACGGCCTGGGGGTGGATCGATCGCCCGCCGGGGGCCAGGAGAAGCCCGGTGCGCGCCCATTCGCGATAGGGAACCCGGTCCCGCCGTTCGTGGTCTTCGAGGTAGTCTCCAGGCTTCCAGAACCAAACCGCGGTGCGGCTTTTATCGCCCACGGAGACCGCGACCAGGGCGCAGAGATCGACCTTCGCGGACAGGTCCAGGGCCAGATAAATCTTCTCGCCGTCGATCAGGGCGGCGGGGCCTTTGCAGGCCATCCAGTCCGACCGGGCGATGACCGTGGACGACGGGCTGACCCGCTGGTTCAGGTAGAGGTTCCGAACCTTCGGCTCCTCGGCCGGGAGGCGCTTGGCCTTAGCCGCCGCGACGGCCAGTTCATCGAACGACCGGAAGTCGCCCAGCGCCGGGTTCGCCGCGTACCACGCGTCCTCGTCGTCAAGTTCGCAGTCTTCCGGGGCGGCGTAGAGGTGGCAAACCGTCGTCGGGTCCTCGCCGCTCAAGCCGTCGTCGATCAGCTTCGAACAGATATGCTCCGGGTCGTTCGACTGCGTGCTGATGGCCAGGAACAGGGGCTCGGCCCGCGCCGCCATGGAGGTGTCCAGAACGTCGTAGAGATCGCGGTTCTTGGCCTGGGCCAGTTCATCGAAGATGACGAAGGTCGGGTTTAGGCCGTGCTTGGTGCCGCTCTCGGCGCTCAGCGCCCGATAGAAACTGCCGTTCGAATAGCAGGCGATGGTCTTGGTGGAAGCGACCACCCGAAGCACGGCCCCAAGCTCGGGCTCGGCCTCGACCATCTGCTTTGCCATCTTGAAGACTTGCGCGGCCTGTTCGCGGTCGTTCGCGGCGCTGTAAATCTCGCCGTTCCGTTCAGCCTCCGGGCCGACCAAGTGAACCAGCACCAACGCCGCCGCGAGAAGCGTCTTCCCGTTCTTTCGGCCGAGCGAGAAGATCGCCCGCCGGACGATCCGCGAGCCGTCCGAATGCTGCGGCGCATAGACATCAAAGATGAACTCCCGCTGCCATTCCCGGAGCCGGATCGGTCGCCCGACGCCAACCCCGGAAGGGACCGTCAGGTTTTCGATGAACGCGCAGACCCGTTCGGCCCGGTCGTCGTTACGAGACGAAGCTGCGCGCCGCCGAGCAGGCCGTCGAACTTTGATCCGCCCCCGGTCTGATCGTCCATCGCCAGCCGCGCCCTTGCGACCGGCGACATGCCCAGGCGGTCGCTTGCCCGCATGATGATTTCCGACTGCTTGGCGATCGTCGCGAGGCTGGGGTGGCTGGTCTTTTGCCCCATCGATCCGACCGCCGTCATCCCCTCGCGGGCGACCTGGGCCAGGGCGTTTCTGAACAGGACCCATGCGACGCAATAGACCGCCAGTACCGGGGCGTCGGCGGCGGTGTAGAGGCCCGGCGGCATAGCGCCGATGACCCTCGTCCACTCCTTCGCGGCCTCGCCATTGACAAAGTCCGGCTTGACCAGCGGCCCGGTAGGCTGCGGCTCCCTGTCGTTGATCGGGCGACGGCCTGGATTGCCGTCCAATGCCCGGAGCTTGCTGGGCTTCGGTTTCCGTCCACGGATGGCCATCAAATTATCTCCCGGAGCGGCGTCTTGCCGCTCTGGCTCTGCCCGGCGCGTCGAGCTTTAAGAGCGTCACCCCATCGGGGGGCGACGGACCTGATTATGAAAAACGCCAGCCAAGTTCTCGACGCCGATCTGATCGCTACGGCGGTGGCCTTCACCACCGTGCGGTTCGCCGGGCGAGGCGTCTACGACACCCTCCGGTTCGGCACCCTGGACGAAGCCCTGAACGACGCGCGCGGCGACCGCCGGGCCATCGTCTACGCCGTCACCCCCGAGGGCTTCACGGCCCACATCATCAACGGCGACAAGATCGCCAAGGAGACCACCATGACCGACCTGACCGTTTCGACCCTGACCCCCGCCGAAGCCCCCGCCGCCGACGCCCCCAAGGCCCCGGCCGCGCCGAAGGCCCCCAAGGCTCCGAAGGCCCCCAAGACCGCGAAGCCGAAGGCCGAAGCCAAGCCCGCGAAGGCCAAGGCCGAACCGAAGGCCAAGCCGTTGAGCGCCCGCGCCGCGATCCAGGCCTCGGCCGAAGCCGGGAAGCTGCCGACCGCGCCGGACTTCTCGGCTGAAACCCACAAGCGCTTTCGCGGCAAGCTCGCCGAACTCGCCGCCCTGGTGAAGGCGGGCGACCTCGCCGCGATCAAGGCCTTTCCGATCAACCCGGTCTCGACCAGCCCGAAGGCCCTGGACCGCTACCGCAACCTCGTTGTGATCGCCCTCGAAGCCCGAGCCGCGAAGGCCGCTGCCAAAGCCGCCTAAAACGAGATCCGATCTCTAAGCCTCGGCAGGCCCGGTGACGTTCCAGAACAGGACGCGTCCCGGGCCTTTCAGCGCTCGGCATATCTCCCAGGCCTTGGCGTCGTAATGCGGGTCGCTGGGGAACGGCGGGCGGGTCCTGGCCGTCGCGCTGAACGGCACCGGGTATCCGTGGATCGCGGCCCCGGCGACATCGGCGCTGGTCAGCGCCCGGCCGACCTGAACAGCGTGCCGCCGCGCCCTCGGCCAGACCAGGGACAGGGCGCGCATCAGCACCCCCGACCCGGCCGCGCACCAAACTTCATCAGGCTCCTCGCCCAGCGCCCTGGCGGCTTCGCAGATGGCGGTCCGCGCCGCCGGGACATCCATGCCGAAAGGCGCCAACCTTGCCCCCGTCGCTTCGCTGTAGGCCTTGGCGCGGGCCTGAACGACGCTGAGGTATCCCGGCGTGATCTGCATCACCTTCGCGCCCAGCCGCTTGGCCATCAGGGCGCGGTCGTGGGGCGTGGCCCGCTTGGCGATGTAGACCGTCGCGCGCTTCCCCAGCTGGGCCGCGACGGTGGCCAGGGCGGTCTGCGCCCCGCCTTCCGAAGGGCTGGCGTAGACGACCTCCTCGACCTCTTCGAACAGTCGCGGAATGAACCGCGCCTTGGTCCCGCCGGGGAACAGGTCGTCGCGGATCACGCCGACGCCCTGATGCTCAACAATGACCGGCCTCATAGCGGTTCGCCGAAGCTTTCCGGGTCCTCGGGATCGGGGTCCGGTTCGGGGACATCGACCTCGACCTCGCCGCAAGCCGCCGTCGCGGCGCGGGGGTCGCCCTTGATGAAAACCAAGACGTTCTGGTGGGTCTTCCCGAGCTTCCGGGTGGTGCTGAACTGCTTCCCGGCCCGGACCGGCAGGGAGCCCACCGCCGTGACCAGAATGGCCTCGTTATAGAACCCCAGGCCCGCCGCCTGGAAAGCCGCGACGGTCTCGCCGACGAAGTCCCGATAAATGCCCTGCGGGTCGCGGACCTCGCCGACCACGAAGCAGGCGAAGCGATCGGGAAGGAGCCGGGCGCAGGCCTTGGCGATGATCCCGCGATAAGCGGCCAGGAATTCCGGCCAGGGCATGTTCGACAGGTCGGCCGGGTCGTCGCTGTAGCGCTCAAGGTCGGCATAGGGAGGGCAGCTGAACACCATGTCGGCGTCCGGCGTCTCGGGGTCGGAAAGGTGCTGAAGGCTGTCCCCGCAGCGCCATGCGACCGGGGCGTCGCCCTCGGCGGTCAGGATGGCCCTGGCCTGCTCCTCGTTCGCGGCGATCTGTTCCGGCCGAAGGTCGAACCCATGGTAAGCCCGGCCGAGTCTCCCGGCGACGATCCCGCGCACCGATCCCCCGGCGAAGGGGTCTAGGATCATCCCGCCGGGCGGGCTGAACCAGCGATAGGCAAGCTCGCAAAGCACCGGGTCGAAAACGCTGGTGCCGGTGATCGTCCGGCCCGCTTGGTCAAAGTTGCTGATCGCCCCGAACGTCCGCCCAGCGGCGACCTTGGCGCGCCCGGCCCCATCGCCCCGCGCATGGCTCTTGCCGTAGTCGGCGGCGGGCCGTGGCGAACCGCCTGGCGAAGCGTTCCGGCGTCCCTGCGCAAGCTGGCCCTGAAGCTCGTCCAGGGGGCGGAAAAGAACGTCCTCGGTGCGGCCCAGTTCGCTTTGAATGCCGAGGGCCACCCACGCCCGCTTCCGGGCCTGCCAGCGGCCTTCTCGGGCGTTGAGGACGCTGAACGGCGGCTCCCCGAAACGATCCATCAGAACGCCGCTGCCGGTGCCGCTGTCGATCTCGCCGAACAGGGCTTTCAGGTCGCCCTCATCGAACCCCATCAGGTCGGCCGGGAGGCTTTCCATCAGGTCGGTCAGTTCGATCTTGAGCATTTCCTCGTCCCAGCCCGCGTTCAGGGCCAGCTTGTTATCGGCGAGCATATAGGCCCGCTTCTGGGCGTCGCTCCAACCGCGCGCGGTCATGGCCGGGACCTCGTCCAGGCCTAGGAGTTGAGCCGCCAGGACCCGACCGTGACCGGCGATGATCCCGCCCTCCTCATCGATCAGAACCGGGATCGTCCAGCCCCATTCGCGGATAGAGCCCGCGATCTGTGCGACCTGTGCGTCGCTGTGCGTCCGGGCGTTCCTGGCGCTGGGGATCAGCGCGGCGACGGCGCGGCGTTCGACTTGGTCGGCGGGCCAGATTTTCATGCGAACCCCGAGCAGAAAACCGGCCCCAATATCGCGCCGTCTTTTACGTTTT